CAACAGTAATATCATTGTAATCAAAATCATTATCAAACTCTAATTCAATATACGTTCCTATATTGTAGTTCCAAGAATAATCAATCCCGAAATTAAAGGTGTCAAAATCTACATTCTCTGAATCAAGTTTGATAAAGTTAATTTCTCCATACAAAGTGACATCATCCATTAGGCCATAGTTTGAACCTAACGCACCTTCTCCTGTATTAGTTTCCATGCCATACTCTGCGTATCCATAGAATTGTACAGGTGAGTATTCCCCATCCCCCGAACTAGCTTGTGCAATAAGTCCTGCCTCAGATGCTAGTACTAATGATGGTACTGATAAGAATACCGATGCTAAAATAGCCGTTAAGATTGTTAGTTTCATTTAGTTATCTCCTTTTTAAGTTATGTCTACTAATTCACATGTGTCACCAGAGCAAGCCATAGTTTGCATTGCAATAGTGTTATCGTCTTTCTCGTACTCAGACAGCCCAGCCCAATCAATTCGTTTAGGCATGGCCTTTAATAGCACATTATACTCTGCCTTGTCCACCTCTTGGTATGGAGCTTGTTGATATGTATGCTCAGAGTGTGGTAAAAAAGATACACCTGACATCTCATCAAAGTGTCTGTATACAAACGCACCTACTTCCATCCACTCTTCTTCTCGAACAGATATAGTTACACTAGGTTTATGTTCACAGAAATTTCTTTGATACGACAGCCACATCTCTAGTTGCTCTATCGCAGTCATATCATTCCTAGTCACTGACCTATTAGGAGACTTAACAGGGAAGCTGAACACAGTTGTAGTGTCTCCCTTCATAACGCAAGGCTCATTAGGTATNCCTTGATCCATCATAAACTGTGTTAGCGGGTCTTTGTTATCTCCACGTACAGTACGAATGTAGAAAGGACTATGCCTTGCGTGTATACCAGATGCACTATCCACTAACTGTGAAACAGTACCACTTGGCTTAACACATGTTATCGCTGTAGCAACGGGTATACCAAGACGCTTTGCCCACTCAGCATTAGTCTTAACAGCTAAGTCACGTAAGTGTTCTAGGGTTTTATCTAATCCTTTATTTACTGTAGTCATTATCGGATTATCCATTATCCCTGTGAGAGACACACCGAGCAACCGTTCTTCTTCTGTATTGGTAGTCCACACCTTTCGCAAGTAAGGGAACTTTGTAAAGGTAGACTGCAACGTACCCAAAATAGTAGCGAGTCGTATTTTATTTTCAAGGTCTTCCAAAGTATCTGTAGCACGTACTACCACCTCCGTTAAGTTACAAAACTGATTTGGACGTAATATTATTTCACTGCACGGGTTAGTTCCGAACTCGTAATCTGGATCACGTCTACCATTCTTACTTGCTTGATGCTTACTAGCCTGACGATTAAAGATACCACGTTCACCAGACTTACTTTCTACTAGAGCTTGCCACTCTCTCATATATGTTTCCATATCAGGTTTCTCTGTATAACTAACAGAGTTATTTGCCAACGCACGGTGCGCTGCTGTTTCCCACCACTGTCCTGACTTGGCATGACGCATACGATCATCAGATAAATTACTCAATGAAATCATGGCACTACGGCGCACACCACCCACAACAACTATCTGCCCAATGAAGCACATGAGATCATGGCACTCAATGGAAGATAACTTTCTACCTTGGGCATTCTTAAATGTCTGTATTGAAAAATTGAATAGGTCAACTAGTGGTGCAGGTCCACTCGCTCTACCCCCAAATACTTTTAGTCTTGCACCCGCAGGACGTACTTTAGATACATCCCATTTAGGTATCTCACCAGCCCAAAGGAGTGCAAGAACTTGACGAAGAGCTTTAGCCCAACCTTCCTTACTATCTTTAACGACAACAGTTGTCTCACTGTCAAACAACTTAGGGACATCAGGGAGTTTACTGACGAACTGTCTCTCAACACTAAAGCCGACACCAGTACCACAGAGAAGGATGAACATAGCCTCATCGAAGGACTTAGGGTCATCTACGGGTAGATAACTACAGTTATACCCTGCTGTATTGTCACGCTCTAGTGCCTTACCTGCTGTCATTAAGGCTCGCATAGATGGCATAACATCTAGGCTTAGTATAGCATCTCTAATACTATTTACGTATGTGTCGTTACCTGCTTTGGGACGTACCACGTTATCCATGTAACGTTCTACAGTCTCTGCCCATGACTCCCTTCTTCCTTCTTCATCAAGCCAACGGGCATAACGTGACTTGTGTATGAATGATTGATAATCTGTTGGTAAAAAATTGTCCATGTACTTTACTACTCCGTTGTTAATACTTTAATTGATTTAACTTCCATCCCGTCTACATCATAGATAAATTCTTGCAGGGCATTGCCTATTTCTTCATCCACAAAACCGTCTACGGGCATTGGGTAATCATCTTCATCTATTACTAATGTTAAGAAGACTTTAACTATCACTATTTTCTTCCTCAATCAATTGATCTAAGTACCATTGCGCTTTAAGTAAATCTTCTGTGCCATTTTTGTAACGGTATCTCCATAGATACTTCATAATATTTCCCTGTAGGTAGTATTGAAATCCTTCTACACCAGTTGCTGCACGTATGGCATCTATACATTCGATGCCAGCAAAGTTGTAATGCTCTGGTGAATTTATCATGTCTGTTTCTTCCATATCAATCTCCTTTTTTAAACTTTACTTGTACTACGTTATCTTCTACCTGTATTACCTTGGACTTACTTTTTTCTTTTGCTTCTTCTTCTACCACAGAATCAGAGTATTGTAAAAGCATTTCTCGCATTGATTCATTTTCTTCCATAGCAGGTAGTGCTGCACATAACATCTGACACAACTGCATAAGGTGGTAATAGTCATCATCTGTAGTTGTGTTCTCTCCTGTTGTAACAGTACCTACTAACAACTCCCCTGTCCAGTTACCCCGTTGATCTAAGAAAGGACTTAGTCGTATGATAAAATCATTAGGATCAAAGTTAACAAATACTTGGTCTTGTTCATCATCCATATGTTACCCCCTTTTAATTTTCTTAAACTGTAACTGTATAAGATCGGGGTGCATATCTTTACCCTTCTCTTTTAGCCAATCTTCAGGAACAATCCTATCGTAATAAGGAATCTTATTCTTCTCACACCACTGGCCGTAGGTTGTCTTAGCACCCTTACTTAGCTTACGTCTACTACTCTCAAACACAAACCTAATATCTAGCTTTGGGTGTTGCTTTTTAATGGCCGCATGTTTACGTCTATCATCAGATGTAAACCTGCCCTTAACCTCAACTATAATTCCATTAGGCAATACAAAGTCTGGAGTATAGATGCGATACATTAAATCTTCCCATTCAATTTTAATGGCTTCATATTTAATACGAACATTGCGTTCTACTAAATAATCTTTTACTTTAATTTCTAACCCGCTTCTATACCCATACTTTATTGCGGCTGCAAATTGCTTACCATTCATGTGCCAAGCCACTCCAGAACCTTACGCCTAACGCTTTTAGTTCATCTGCTAATTGTTTGTCTGCATCTCTACGTGCTTCCATTGCAGACCTCAACCCTTTAAAACGAAGTTCCTGTAAGTCCTGTTTACGCTTTCGTAAGTCTTCTTCCATAGCTTTTATGGCATCCAACTCCTCTTGCATATCATTTATTTCGGCATCTCCTATCATGTAGTCACTCCTTTTTATTCTATGTATGCCACAATGGGCTTTGTCTTAGCTTGAGATACTTTTGATGGCAACTCTTTTAGAGTATCAAAACATTCAAACCTATAGTCACAAAACTTACAGTTACTATTCAGTACTGTATTACCCGTAGCCTTACCTCTAAATGTTTCTGGTACAGGATTGAAACACCTGCTAAACTCGTTAGCATTAACTGTATCTACATTACTCTTTAACTTAGCAAGTTCTGCCTCATGGTCAATGCCATCTGCAGGAATATATTTTATTCCCCCATTAGCTTTATTNACTACCCACCAGCCACCTACCTTTTTACCTGCTGCCTTTGCGTATCCTGCTAACTGCCCTATATAACCAAAGGGATCGCTTGCTTTTAGTGTATCAAAGGATTCAAACTTGTTTCTGTATGACCAATCTGATGCAGACTTAACATCATCAACTGCGCCATCCATAACTAGATCATATGATCCTTTTACTGTAGTGTCTCCTATCTGTAGTTCAACAAAGTTATCATCGTCCTCATACTTAACTCCCGCTTCAGTTATTATTCCTTTGAACGCTGCCTCTACAATGTCACCTAGCAGCATGTTCATAACGAATGTTGTTGGCTTGGGCAATGCTTTCTCTGGTTTATTTTTCTCAAACCAAAGCTGACAAGTCGGCTTACCTACATTAGACATACGTATCCGAAACTTGTCACGCTTATTGCCCCCGCCGAACTGACGTCTAATAGCATCCATCACATCTGTACCAATCTGTTTAATTGTTTCTTCCGACATAGTTGATTTACCAGATGTAGCATCTTCAAGATACTGATTAATAGCCAGTTCCGCAGGGTGATTCATTATGCAAAATCCTCTTCATCAATATCCACAAACGCTTCTACTGTGTCTGTGTCAACCTCTTCGTTCTTGTGCATGTTCTCATCCCATGAATTTAGGATGTATGTATTGTAGTTTTCAATCCATGCCATGAAGTTAGCGAAGTTTTCTTGTGCTTCATTATCCATCTCCAATGTAGTGTTCAGATCAAGAGAAGTCTCTGGCACATAGAAGCTAGACCCATTTGGTAGGGGTACTTCCTTTGTTTCCATTGACACATGGTGTTGTGGTGGTAGTCTACGCATCTTGGACAGCTTAGTGAACACCTCACCTACGGTTTTAAATGCATCACGATTATCTATCTCCCAGATAAATGGGGTAGATGCGGCCTCAACAGTGTTACCTTCTGCATCTGTAGGATTGACTAACTCAACAACACCGAACAATGCACGAACACGTTTGATTGATTTGATTAAGTCCTTCATACTATCTGGTAATGCTGCCCAATCTTTGATGTACCCAGCGGGTTTACCACAGTTGAAGCCACCATCGTTATCCTTCATGTCACTGTTAAGATCATTAGACATGACAGTTTTAACAAAACGGTTTGGTCTTGAGTCACTGCCCATGACAAACTTCTTGTGCATGAAACGCTGCAAGTAAGGACGTATCTTTACACTGTCGGCATATACAGTAGGACCGTCAGGGTTTTCTAGTTTGTATGTACCCCCACTTACTACTTCTACTTTTGTTTTCTTTCCTTTAACTTCTGCTTCACCCATTAATGGTGTGTGTTGGATACGCAAACGTGCAAGTGTACTTGCCTTAGTACTTTGTTGTTTAGCGTCTGCATTCATGCCCATTGCTTGGGCCATTGCTGAGAAGTTATTTGAATCTATTGTTGTTACTTGGTTCATATTATATGTCTCCTATGTTTTCTACGAAAGGTTGTTATATCACACTACGTCTTTTGTGTCAAGCCAATTAGGACCAATCTTTGCCTCTAATAATAGTGGTACATTGAAATCAATATCCCACTTGTGATTGACGATTGCAATTAGTTTATCATTAGCTGTGCTAATTACTTTTAATACCTTGTCCTTCTCATTAGGGTGTACATCAATCACAACCGAATCGTGTACACTGTTTACTACACAACTGCGTAGTTTGTTTGCTGACAATAACTTATCAATGTATATCAAAGATAAAGGAACAATGTCAGCCGTGGCAAAACTTTGCACTGGATAATTTTTTAGTTGTGTGAAATATGTCACACCACCAAATCGTCTACGTACAACATCTGGAAAAGAAAACTCACGGCCTGATGGTGTGGTGATCTTACCCGTATTCAATGCTTCTTTAGCTAGAGATTCATGCCACTTAGCAATACCAGAATACTTTGTGGTAAACTGCTTGTAGTACGCAGCCTCTGCTTGTGATCTACCAAAGCCACTTGCCCCATACAGAGGAGCAAAGGTATGCGACTTGGCTTCCTGACGTGACATAGGTTGCCCTGCATCACTGATAACCTTGGCAGTGTAAGCGTGTACGTCAAAGCCTGTAGATACTTCCTCAATGGCGGTAGCATCTTGAGCTAGGAACGCAGCAACACGGAACTCTAGTTGTGCCATGTCAGCTTCCATGATCTGCCCACCATCCCAACGTGAAGTAAACACTCGCTTGACAGGAAACGTACCACCACGGGGCATGTTCTGCATGTTGGGGTCTGCACCTGACAATCGGCCTGTACCAGTACGGTGTTGTAGAAGACGTACATGTAGCTTACCGTCAGGCTTTACGTGTGTTGCAATGCCCTCTACAAAACTACTGAGGTATGTTTCTACGGCAGACAGCCTACGTAAGTTACTAAGGAATTGTTCTGCCTCTGGCATACCCTTGGAACGTGCGACACCTTCAAGGAATAGTAGGTTACTTTTGTCTGTACCAAATCCATTCGCACTCACCCACTTAGATGTTGGTGGTATAAACTTTAAACCTGCAAATGTAGTGGAGTTAGTATAGTAGAACCCACTACCACCACAAGAAGTACACTTACTGCTTTTAGCAAACGGTGTGCCATCCTTCTTAGTCTTTCTTACCTGACCACTACCAAAGCATGTCTTGCACTGGTGGGCCTTCTGCTTGTACAACACCTCACTATTCTGCCGTACAGTACTGCGATACTCTGTGTCTGACATACGTTCATCAAACAAGTCTGCCCATACCTTCTTGTCTACAGGTTTACGGCTGTAGATAATCCAAGACTTTTGCTCTGGGCTGTTGAGGTTAATAGGTCTGTCACCCATTAGGTCTGCTACTTGTTCTTCAAGTGCAATGGAAAGTACATTACGTTCATGCTCAAACTCTTCACGAACTTTCGTAAGTGCATCCATATCAACTTGAAACCCTCTTTGATATATACGAGCAAGGTGTATTGCAAGTTGATTAGTCAAACGAATAGTTGGTTCTAATGTAATGCATTCCTCATACAATGTCTGCAAACGAGTAAACAATTGTTGAGTAGCATGTAAGTCATGTGACAAGTACTCAGACAATTCATCATGTGGTATATCACGAGTAGACATACCCTGCTTGAAATATTCTTTCAATGTGTCTTGCTTCTTTGTGTCTAGCTCATACCGTTCTGCACATGCCTCAAGTGATAGTGGTTCTTTCTGTCCACGCTGTAGTACATACTCGCCTAGCATGGTATCATATATGTTACCATCATAAGTAAAGCCTGACTCCCATAACCACACAAGATCGTGAGGAGCATTGTGTGCAATAAGAAGATGGGCAGCATCTAGTTTGTCTTGTACTATACGCCGCCCATCTGTGGTAGGTTGTTGCTCTGCGTGATCAAATGTTACAATTGTTTCATTATTGTGATCGTCCAGCATACCTACCATAACTAATGTATTCTCTGGTTCAAACGGATCAAGGTGCATCTTACCGTTACGTTTTGTTACTGTGTTTTCTACGTCAAGGGTCAGTATCATATTATCTCCTACTTCATATCTCCATCGTGCCAATTGTCCCAAGTATCCTCATATATATTGTGAGCATTGTCAAGGTCTTTACACAATAGTTTTTCATTTGCATAACTATCTATTGCTTTTAGGCACTCTTCTAAGGACAAATTGTTATCTTCCATAGCGTTGTACAAACGTATCTCTGCTAATGATTTAGATGTTATCATTGTTATGTACTCCTTTTTTAGCAGCATATAGATCGTCAATTTGATCCATGAAATCTCTGTCGTTTACGTACTGTTTAAGTACACGCACGACTTCTCTTGAAGTAATATTAAGTTCGTTCATCAGTTGTTTTACTTCATCTACCTGTTTGTCTTCAGGCAATACCCATTTAGCCATTGTCAATCTCCTTTGTTGCCTTTCTAAATCTTTTGTTGTAGTTACGCTTAATCTTTTTAAGTTGCCCTCTCCCCCACACAAAATACTTTCTTGTACGTTTATTGAGGGCATCATATTCATCACCACCCCTAGTCTTTATTCGTTTTATCAACTTCAATTCCTTTTTTAAGTAACTGTATGAATCCATACTCAAAGATTTGATGGTATGTCTCAGGGTCACAATCAAACTCAACTTTAGCAGAGCCATCGTCTTTATCTTCTACATTAATAATTTTAATCATTCTGCCAACCCCATTAATGCTTCCCATGAATAGGGAAATGCTTTTGATAGTGCCTTGTTTACATCAGTAGCTATCTGTCTGGTTTCTTTCTGTGTGTCAGGACTATCTCGTAGGCATACCATCTTGGCGAAGGCATCCATTGATCCTGACCAGTACCATTGTGTCATTGCAGACTGAGGCAGTACCATCCTTGCTTGTTCAGGGCATACACCCCTATCAATTAAACTCTTGTAAAGGACAACAGAGGATAGGCTAACATCTCCTATGTCTATGTTATCTACGACACCAGAGCTACCCTGCTTCTTATCCTCTGCCCTACCTCTCCATTGGTTAGGTATGTACAAGTCAGGTACATCATCTACATACCTACGACTAACCTCATTCCATCTTAGGTACTCATGTTTAACTAACTGCCTAGCTACAAAGATAGGTGCTTGTACATGGAAGGATGCATAGCAGTGACCAAAGGGAGAGAGGTGACGGTGATTAGCTAGATAACGAATTAATCTAATATCAGATGCCTTTAGCTTACCAGCACTAGTAAGTTCTGATCTCTTTTTAAATGATACCCTAGCACTATTCACTACGTCTATGTCTGAACCCATAGTCTTTAGGCAGGTAGTTACTATTTGATTACTCATGTGTACTCCTTTTGTTGGCTGTAGTGGTGGGTTGTTCTCCCCATAGTATCCATATTCATCAAACCTGTTCATGCTACGTACCTCGCAATCTTGTATTCAAGATCAGTGTGTACAATACCATGCCAACCCGACAACTTGTTCTTAACAATATTGATGTGACGCTGGTTGTCTTCTTCCTCTTGCCCCTCAACTGTAGGGTTTTTAGAGATCATAATCATAAGATCAGCTTCTGCTGCCTTGCCAGTACGACTACCTTCCATCATAGCTTGGTTTAGTACTACCTTACCTTCTGCCTCTGCTGATAACTGTGACATGTAAAACATTGCACAGTCCTGTTGCTTGGCTATCTGACGTGCTTGTATTGCGTTAGCCTTTAGTGCTTCATCAGGACGGGCAAAGCCAGCGGTACGGGCAAACTTATCTCCCATGTCTAGTATAACTACATCAGGTTTGTACGATTTACATACTGACTCTACCCAGTTCATGTCACGGCCCGTTGCATCCTTGAACATAATCTTGTCACGTATCTGATTAAATATACGCATAGCTTCCTGCTTACGCTGTACAATCTCGAACTTGTCCATGCCTGTAGCTGCTGTAATGTAACGATGTGCCACACGATGGTAGCCCTCTTCATTACATAATACTACTACTCTAGCACCTTGCCATGCAAATCCATTAGGTCCAGCAACTATTGAAGCATGGAATGATGTCTTACCTGTATTGGGTCTAGCCCCTACCTCAATCAAGTGACCAGCGTTTATACCTTCAACCTTACGTGTCAACGTAGGGATGTTAAATGTCCACTGTGACTCAAGGTCAGTCATAGCAAGGATAGTATCTAAGTCAATGTCTTCCCAATCAATGCGTAGGTTGGGAGTAAAGTCATCACCATACTGTTCAAGCATCTGACGCAACGGTTCAAGTGTAGACTTGCTACCATTTACATAATCAAATCCAAGGTTAGCTATGTCTTCACCTATTACCTGTTGGAATAGTTTGGACAGTACCTCTTGTGCTACATCACCACCCATTGGCTGTTCTCTGTTTACCTTCTGGAATAGGTGGCTGTACGCTTGCTTCTGTGCGGTTGTCAAAGTAGGGTTGTTCGCCATGAACAATGCCTCAATCTCTGCTGGTGTAACGGTACGCTCATAACGATCCATAGCAGCATCTATTGACTGCTTGATCTTACGTACATCTTTACTGAATAGCCTATCAGGACAACGTGATCCACGATGTTCATCGTAGAAGTCTTTGTCCATTAGACTACGTATTAGGGATAGTTCCATTAAGTTTCTCCTAGTGTTAATAAGTTTTCAAAGTCGGTAGGGTTACGGTATTTCAAATCGTCTTGTATCTTTAGTATCTTTACGTTGTCTACATACTGCCTTAACTCTCGTGCAAATTGCAGTGTCTTGGGTAATGCATCAGGGTCAAGTGCAACTATTGCTGTTGAGAACTGTGATAAGTACCTCTTGTGTCCAGTAGCCAGTGATGTACCCAACACTGCGACCCCGACTTGCACACCACTACTACCTACAATAGCAGCACTCACACAGTCCTCAACAACTACAGCCGTTTTACCACGTCCAGAAGCATATGGCAAGTCACTTCTACCATATCTTTTCCATTTAGGAATACGATTACCTAATGATCTTCCTGTGGCATCGACTGTAACACCACTGTGTACAACGGGGAACACAACACGGTGTTCCTTTACATCATACAACAGCCCTAGTTCTTGTGGGTCTATGCCCCACGTAGTACAAAACTCTTTAATCTTTTCATCATCACGAACAAACCATTCAGGTTTTGTATAGGTTGATACGTGTGTCTCTTCAGCAACATGTCCTAAAGATTTGCGTATGTCCTCCGCTGTAAGTGTAGTACGAGTACCACCAGAGGTACTGCACCCTGCCTTGTAGCAGTTCCAAATAATCTTACCCATATTATTAGTAACAGTAAAAGTATTTTTAGTATTACATATAGGACAAGTCATACGTTTAGTGTCACCATTAACTAGTGATAGATCATTTATAATATTATTTATATTCATAATGTATCACTTTCTTTGTTACTCATTACATTCGATTGTACATGTATCTCACGTTGTGTCAAGGCATTATTTGCACTAGTGAATGTATGTTTTATATATGGTTTCACAGAAGCCACATTATTGTGACCAGTAACTGCCATGATCTGGGTTATTGGTACAGATGCTTCAACCATTTGTGTAACACCTGTCCTACGTAAGTCCATTAGCCGTAGTTCTTCTGGTAGTTTAGCAAGCCGCATAGCCCGTCTACCTACCTTAGATAGTCTCTCCATAGTGTAAGGTGAGTATACACCACTGGTGGGGCTAGGGTGGGGTGCTACGTACCGTTGGAATCCAAAGTCTTTCTGTTGTTCCTTCAACATATGCATAAGGTTATCTGNTACAGGTAGACTTACATCTGCCCTACGCTTACTCTGTTCAAGTTCTAACTTACCGTATTCAAAGTCAATGTTGTCCCATGTAAGTGTACGCATATCACCCAGACGTTGACACCATTCGTATGCCATCTGTACTATCAGTCCTATATTTCTGTACTCAAAGTCACTGTATGCTACATCAAGAAACTTAATAACCTCACCATGTGACCACACTACCTTACGTTGCTCAGTAGATTTACGCTTGATGTTTGCCCAAGGATTGTACGTTGTATGCTCCATCTGTATAGCATAGTTGTATACCCTACTAGCACAAGTAGCAGCGTGATTAGCAAAACTAATTCCTCTCTTTACCCATTCTTCATATGCCTGTTTAGCCATCTTAACAGACACCGTAGAATACTTACGCTGCCCCATAGTCTGGTGAAGCACGGTTAAAAAGTATCTGTAATCTACTTTAGTTGAGTCACGTAAAGCATTGAAATCATTAGACATATAGTAATAATTTATTAAGTCAGTAACCTTACTACTATTTTTTATTTGTACAACTTGTGCTTGTTCCTCTCTCCATATGTCTATCGCTTTGTTATATAAGCTAACAGTCTTACGCACTTGCTTTAAGTCACTACCAAACTGTTCACGGGATACTACCCCTTCATCAACAAGGTTCTGTGGTGGATTAAATCGGTACGTCACTACCCCAGATGAAGAGGTTCTTTCTTGTACATATCGTGGTAGGTTGGGCATGTTATATATCCTTCAAATAATCTATTGCATTTTGCAGTTTACTTATATCATCATCAAAGCAACCAATACCTCTGTTGCATTTATGACACAACCAACCTCTAAATTTATCTGACACATGATCGTGATCAACTACCCATGACCCATTTCTTTTATTGCCCTTCCCCGCAACATCTTGTTCTGTTGCTGTACATATAGGGCAGATGTAGTCATCAGGTGGGTTTCCATGTATATCCCTCAACGCCTTACGTACCCTGCTTAATTCATTGTTGCATTTGGTACACTCAGGTCTATGAAAGTTACCACCACTGTGCCTACTAAAAGACGTGATGGGGAGAGTATCACCGCACTTGTTGCACGTTTTACTCTCTCCATCCTTGATCTGTGTCTGTGAAAGTTCAAACAGACTTAGTTGCATTGTGTATTATGCCGCCTCTAAGTGAACAAATTTATCATCAGATACCCACTTAGATACCTCTTGCTCCCTAGACCACATGCTAATCGCTTGTGTGTCGTTGCCAGTGTTACGTAAGTTAAACCCATTACGTTCATCAGCATACGATGCATAGTTAGTAAATGCAGAATACAATGCCCACTTGTTATGTCCACGTTGACCTGCCTCTTGCATATACAGGCTGTACATCTTCTCCGCTTTACGCTTAGAAGAAATCATACCCTCAAGCAAAGAGCTAACGTCAACGTATTTAAGATCAGTCTGCGCCCATACCTGCATCTTAGTAGCTTCCTCATAGAAGTCTTTTCTAGCCCGTGTTAGCTCATATATAAATGCATCCATAGTAAAGTTAGAAGTATTCTTTTTACGTACCTTGTCATAGTCACCTCTGATCTGTCCATTTGTACAGAAGAAATCAATAGCACCAAAGAACGCTTGGTTGGAACAAGACCCATCAATACCATGTAAAGATATAATACGATTGCCTATCTCTGTTTCGTGCTTGTCTGTTGTGATGGTAGCCTTCATGCTAGGCAAACGTAAGTCTAACATGGACCAAGCATTGTTGCGTCCTCTTGACCAGTGTAGAGTTGCATCTTTCATTTCACTAGTAGTAAGTTCTTCTGTAACAGTGTCAATAACACCCCGATAGAAGTCACCATGAGATGCACATTGGAATGAGTTACCAACAACACCAAGGTACTCACCTGTAGTATTATTTATAACATACTTTTTATCTTTAACTTTAGTGGGTTCAAACGCCACGTCAAAATCAATTGCTTCAGGAATTAGGTTAGTGTTTTCAAAATCAAAAGGCATACTTTATCTCCTTGTGTTAAGTATGTGGCAACTGTGCCATAGTTGTATAGATATATCAAGACAAAACTAGTGTCAAGCCTATTGTTTATAGAACAAGTGTGTTCCATATGTCACTGTGTATTGGAAGTGCTTTGCCCAGTAGGGCATTACATAATCAGCATGGTAGTGTGTAGCAGCATCCGTCTGGTCTATAGCCTCACCACTAAGTACATCTTGCGCTACCATCTGAGCATATGCCCAAGCATATTCGTCATGGGGTTTATCTGACTTGCCGTCACAGTACCAACTGAACTGACATCTGCCCTTGCTATTAGTCTGTTTAACTACAGAGCATACATCATCAGGATATTTATTGTGTGCTACTCTATTCATAACGACATGAGCTACGGCATACTGCCCCGTCATACCATCATTACGTGCCTCGTGGTACACATTCATAGCAAGGCACAAGACCGCTGTACTAAGCATTTGTCACCTCTTCTGTAGGTTTATGGATGCTTATAAATATACGTAAGCCACTCTCCTCTTCGCTGCCTGATGATAGGTTAACTCTATCCCCTGCCTCTGCATATTTCTTTAGCTTCTGTATACTTATCATCTTGTCACCTCTACCAGAGCGTCTGAAAAAGTTTACGTGTACTACCTCACCATCTGTGTACTCACCAAGCACAGTGTACTTTTGACCTACCAAAAAGAAATCATCAGTGTAGGATAGCCCAAAGTCATCCAGTAAAAACTGTTGTATAGTTTTGTTAGCATTAATCTCTGACTTGTTTAACATACGTTGTGTTAATGTGATGTTAGCTGTCATAATAGTGTCCTTTCAAAAGTGACCAACATTGGTCGGTTTAGTTTACGACATACTCCGCTGGATATATGTACCCATCTATGTCCTCATATTCATCTGACTCATACTCAGCACAAGAAATAAACTCTATTTCTTTAGTTGGGTGTATATGTTTAGCCATTAGCACAGCCATAGTAGCAGCACTGGCCCACCCCTCAATAGAGGGGAAGGTATCATCCAGTGTTATTACAGTAGCCTGTCCGTTAATCTCAACGGTAACTTCGTATGCTTTTATTGTAGCCATTTATATTATCCTTATCCCGCAAAGTGAAATAGTTTTCTGGGATTGTGTACACGTTCAAAGTACACAGTACGTTTACCAAAGTGATAGGCAGTCATGCTTGACATTGCCTGACGCTTGAACCACCCACGGGATGCCTCTTTACGCTTACGGGTCAAGCCCTTACGTCCAAACAAGTTGAAACGAAATCCTTGAGTGCCATCGTTGAGTGGTTTAGTTGCTAGTATTACAAACATTATTTAGCTCCTTCTGCATATTGTAAATCATTATCAATTTCTTTTATCCAAGTAACAAGTACCTTGCGGGTTTTCTGTAGCTTGCTACGCCGCATATCGTACTTACCCTTTAATAGACCTAAAGCCTTTAGCTTGTCAACCCTGTATACAACACGGTAATAATACTCGTTTGTTTCACTGGCAATTTGCTGCATAGTTTTACAGTTCCAGTTTTCCACAATGTAATCATCAAGTGACGCATAGTTGTACGTGTACCTACGTGCCATACTCATGTGAAACGTATGTTGTGCATACAGTTCTGGATTTTTTGTTTTAACTACAGGGCGGGGTCCAGTTAATTTAATACGAATAGTCATTGTAAAATCTCCATTAAAAGTGACCAACATTGGTCGGTTTGGTTTAAGGTTTAGCTGTTAGTTTCAGTGCAAGTTCAGGTAGTTCGCCCCAACCTCTAGGCATACATACATGAACGGTATTGTTCTTTAAGTCTACTACAAGATCACCTACTCGCATATATTCACCTACTCGCATATATGGGGCTTTATCAATACGTAACAGTGTTGTTACGCTACCATCAGGATGATCGTTTAACTCCGCAAAAATACCTTCAAGGTCTTTACTAGTTATAGAATTACTTACTTGTGCTATAGCTGTAGGTTTATACAAGCCCATATTAAACGCATCAGTAACTTGCTGGTACGCTGCGCTTTCGCTAAACATACTGGTCACGGAAAAGTACGCATTTGCAAGATCACATTCAGGATCAGCATTTATCTGATCTATTCTTTCGTCACTCAGTACAGTTTGATAAATCATATACGTAGCATTTGTCATCAGGCTATCCTTTTACTTTTGTAGTTTGTTACACCATGACGTAGCATTTGCTTGCTACGCCTTGCTTGTTTACGTTCACGCTTCCAATCGTCATTACGTTTAGACTGACCAACATTGGACGCTTTTGGTTTGGAAAACTTAATAAAGTTTCGCATCTCATATATCATCGTCATCATCCTTTTGTAAGAATACACCCAACACAAACCATGCGGTATATCCTATGGTAATTCCTATTGTGCCAACAACAACCAAATCAAATGGGTTAATCGTCAGCATATTTCCTGAAATCATTAATGGCATTTAGCTTATCCTTTTTTCTGCTACGTTTTGCTTTGTTGCCCCGTTTTGCAGGGACAACTTGAGGTGACTTGCGATCTTGTAACATAGCTTTTGCAACAGGACAACGGTATGTTACAAGAGATTTTTTCATTAGTATTTTTTAACCTTTTCTACTATAGTGCAAACATCATTGACGGTATAACATAGGCGGCAATCTTTACATTTTTGACCCGTGCAATTCTGCTGATCGACAGCCTCATGTTCAAGCACATTGTTAAACGTCTTATCAAAATGCTTTGGTGGCTTGCTCATTATGTGAGACTTTTTGGGATTGGAATATATCAAGTTAAGATTAGCTGGCTTGTCATTTGTACGCAACCAACGGAATACCAGATCAACCCGCTTAGTCCAGAGTGCAAACATACACCACGGATTGTCCTTGACTATCGCCATCAAGTTTTCCATGTGCTGCATGTTTATCAATTCACCATGGGCGCTAAACCTAAATACAGAATCTATTATCCGTGGTATTTCATGCGGTTCCAGTGGCCTAGATGCCAACAAATCACTGTTACGCTGCAACGCTGGAGCCATGTTCTTACGATAGCCCTTGAGCATAGCGTGGCTGTAGCAATCGCCACATATATTATCTGTGGCATGTTCAACTGCACGTTCGTGTTGCTCAACACAATACGTGTTTGTTCTTGTGTTTGTGCTTATAGAACGAAAGTCCTCCAGCTTGCCTGTCATTTTTGATATGTGAACGGCTGGNTTAGTCATTGTGCTATCCTTTAAAAAGTGTCCAACATTGGACGGTTTGTTCTTGTGTACATCTACGTTATAGGATGTTTTATAGGCTGTCAAGTGCTTATTTAACTAGCCATTTCAGCCCATTCTTTCGGGGTAATACCCGTTTTTATGAACTCTCTTTCATCCGCATTAAGATCAGGGAATANGTTTTGTATAAGTGCCTCACCTTCAGCATACAATGCAAGCTGTTTGTGTGTCACATTCAGATGCCAAATATGTACTTTACCTGTTAGCGTTGATCTACGTACTACGTTCATTTTATTTATCCCATTAAAAGTGTCCAATGTTGGACGGTTTATACTATATAAAGCAATATATACTTTTACTATGTTTCAAGTATATATTACTTTCTATATTATATTATAAGAATAATGACGTAAGCACAAATACGCTTAACGACATAGCGTATAGTACAAGTAAAACTAGTAAAATAATTAAGTACCATTTCATTTTTTATTGTCCTTTTTTGTTACGTCATACCATCCGCTATCATAAATTAACGTTGGTTCAAATTTTAAAGTGTCCAATATTGGACGGTTTATTTTTTCCATTTCATCCATTGCTATTTCATTAAANNGTGACATGGCAACCTCAAGCGTATTACGCTCAAGATTGCCTTTTGTGTTTNTTACGTTTACCTTACGCAACTTTTTTGCTTACTTTTTTGTTACGTGTTTCAAGTGCTGCAAGCAAATCTTCAACTACCTCTTCNAGATTAATACCATGCTGTTTTGTGGCTGTTAAGATTGTATTCACAAGAACGGTTTTTGTAAGTTTTACGGGTGGCGTATCTACCTTTTCTTCACTGTCAGATTGTCCAACATTGGACGGTTTTTCATCCACCTCTTTTAGAGATTTTGAATGCGCCGCTTTTAATGCTGTAAGCGATTGTCCTTTAAAACCTACGGTTTCNATAAATTTACGTACTTCAACTTCGTTTTCAACGAACCATATACATTCACTACGGCGGCGGCGATCAATGTTATGTATACCATGAGCCGTAAGTACTTGGCGGGATATTTGGCCGCTATCTAGAGACGATTGCGCTTTTAATTCAATTAATAGTTTGCCTAATCGAGTATCAAAACCGCCAGCTTTAGTCGATTGTTTTGTATTGTTCAATACATCCCACATTTTGCCCAATGCCTTACCCTCTTTCACTAGGGCATNNATGCTTGTACCTGACGTTTTCATGGGTGTTTTACCTTTTTTGTTTGTGTTTGTGTTTGTTTGTGTGTTTGTTTTTACGTTTTTCATTTTGTGTTCCTATTTTGTGTTTGTGTTTGTTTGCCGTTCCCAACACTAATCCGAATTGATTTAAAGTGTCAACAACTATTTTTCATTTTTTGTGAATTATTTTTTGAAATGGTATCAAAACACCTTATTTTTATGATAAATATTTTGTGAATTATTTTATGAAAAGTGACCAACGTTGGACGGTTTGGCCTAGTGCGTGTATGCTATGTGATGCGCTATGTGATGCGCCATGATGCATGTGATGTGTGTCATGTGCTATGTCATGGGTGTGTGTTGCCATGTGCCATGTGTCATGCCATGTGCCATGTGTCATGGGNGGGTGTAGTGTGTAATATGTGCATCGGCACTCTGTCACATCACGGCCTTGTTTTTTGATGTATTGTTTGCACATTTATTGCGGCAACTGATTTAATAACAGTTACTATCTTATAGTATAGCGTTGTTTTTACTATGTTTTCTTGTATGTTGGTATACATAGGCGCATAAAACACGTACACCCTGACATGCATACGCCTATATATGTATATGTGATGCCTATATGTGTGGGGGGGCGAGGGCCACGGGGGGTGGCTACGTTATATATACACACTCATACACAGATCAGTAAAAATGGAGTGTTAACCACATTACATATATGGTGGTTTACATATACATAGGGTATATTTGTGATCACATTTTGTGAGGTATGAAGGTAATATACTGGTAACGGAATGTTTCAGTGTATCACATAATGTTACAACTGTACGATTAGGGATTGACATGTTTCTTACAATGTGTAAAACTATACATGTTAGGTTAGGTTAGGGTAGGGTCACTATAAGTGATACACGTACAGTACTACACTAGCTATCACTAACATACAATCTTTAAATAATATGTAACTATAAAAACATATAAGTATACACGTACAGTGTATCACTTACATATATTATTGTATCACTTACATATAGTATTGTACCACTTACAGATATTATTGTATCACTTACATATAGTATTATCGAAGGTAATATTTGTAAATGCAAACTCGCTTTAGGCGAGGTTTTTTGTATTTGTATTAATTAGGTATTGACAATGGCTAAAAAATCAGTAAAACTATACACAGATAATGTTCTTGAAGAATTTTACAAACATTTATTAGATGGTAAGTTAGAGAACTTACATATTCCCCATAGCGATGTATTCTATGTAAAGACTGCAGTGGAAGCCCACTATGGTCGTAAGTTTACTTTAGAGCATGTAGAGTGGGCTATGAGGGCNGAAGGATGGACTGATCAAAAATGAGTATGCCTGAACGTGTAAAAACTAAAATGAAAGANGAGGGTCTTGCTGGTGTTAATAAGCCTAAGAAGACTCCAAAGCATCCTAAGAAGTCTCACGCTGTTATGGCGAAAGAAGGAGACACATATAAGTTTATTAGATTTGGTCAGCAAGGTGTAAGTGGTGCAGGTTCAAATCCTACATCTGCAAAAGACAAAGCCCGTAAGAAAAGTTATTATGCAAGACATAATGCACAAGATTCTAAACCTAGTAAGTTAAGTGCTAGATACTGGTCTCATAAAGTTAAATGGTAATAAAGGAACATAAAGATGGCTAAAGAAACTTCATTGGAAAGGGCCAAACGGTTAAACGCTAATAAGCTAATAACTAAACGTAAGACTAAGCCAACAGTCAAGTCGGGCATGACGGGTGCAAAGCGTACACGTAATGTTGATAGAGGATCGTATACTGATAAACTAACTTCGACTTCTGCAAACTCATTAAAATTGAACAAGATTGGACAGTTACCAACACAGATAACTTCCTCTAAGCTAAAGAAGATAGCTGCTATGAGGCAGAAAAATGAGATTACTCTCAAAGACGCTATTGATATGATTGCACCTAATAATGCTACACAGGAGGTAAAGGTAGCGATTGCTGGTATGCTAGGGACAGCAAGGCCGTCTGCAGCATCTAAAGCAATGGCGATAGCTAAGAAGAAAGAAATGGCTAAGAAACGTAAAAGCCCAATGGCATTAGCAAAAGCTGCAAATAAAAAAGCTGCAACTCCTAATAAGAAAAAATAAAGGAATGTAACAAATGTTAAGAGGTTTATTATCTGGCGTTAGAGCCGCAAAGACAGCTACACAAGTTCGTAGGGCTACTGCGTCTGCCCGTAGTGCAATTAAAGATGCCCCAAAGATTGTAGGTAAAAAAGAAAAGGCTGCTTTAGACTCTATAGAAAAAACAGAAAACGCTATGATGAAGAAGGTAGGTCGTAATAAGACAGAAAAACCTAAGACTTTATCTATCCCCCTTAAAAGAAAATATGAATCTAAGATGGAAGAGGGGCAAGCACCTTCTCGTGGTACATTAGATGTAGAAGCAGGTAAGGCTGGTAAAGTAACTGTAGGTAAACTTTCTATGCCACGTATGCAAGATTCTGCCTCTAAGGGTTCTACTAAACGTGCTAAAAAAGTTTCAGAACTTGAAACTAAAGAAGAAAAAGGAAGTATCACTGCAAAAGAAAAGAAAGAATTAAGTAGTCTAAATGCTGCATCAAAACGTCAAGATGTTGCACGTACCCGTAAAGCTGCAGCAACTCGTAGTACTGATTCACGTAAAGATAAAGGCATTAGCCTTGCTGGTGAAGATGACGCTATAATTAAAGTAGGTAAGCGAACTAAAGTTAAAGATGCTGATATGATGGTAGGTAATACATCAAATGGTATTACGAAAGATGGTGAGATAATAGGTAATCCTACGGATAACCAGATTGCTACTGTAGTACGTAATATGGATGCTCGTAATCGTTTAAGTAGTGCCGCAAAAAGAAATTTAGCTAAGTTAAAAAGAATGAGTAAATCTCAAAAACAAAGTGCTGCCATAACTAAATTAGAACGTAATTTAAAAAACACTGGACCAGATAAATCAGGCAGAGCTATGGCTAAAGGTGGGCTTACACAACCTGCTGCAGATCAAGCTGGTTTAAAGAAACTACCTACTGCTGTACGCAATAAAATGGGTTATATGAAACGTGGTGGTGTTGTAACTAAAGGTCATACAGATATGCGTAAAGGTGGCTTGTTCCGCTAGTGAGCATAGAAAATGATATACGGGATTGGTCACGTAAAGTATTAGAAGTACCAAACGATACTTTAGGTGGTCTACCCGCATGTCCTTATGCGCAGCAAGCATGGAAACAAAACAAAGTAAATGTAATAGAAACAGAACATCTTGGTGTAGAAACTATTATACAAGCCAATACATTTGATAATACGTATGATTTAGTTGTAATTGCTTCATACTATTATCCTACACCTGAACAGTTAAACCAATTTACTATATTACTAAATAATATGTACACAGATAAAGATTTACATATTATGGAGTTTCATCCTGAATATGGTGCAGAAGATGCAGACTTAGACTTTTTATATGCACATGAATGGGAATCTAGTATAGAAGATGAGTATGCAATGTTATTTATCCAATCTCTTAGTAAGGTAGACGATGCAAGTTTACGACTAGAAAGACTTGGGTATTACAATGTATACCCTAAAGACGAGTATGAAACACTCGTATTAGAGAGAAGAAAACGGAGACAGAACTAATGGCAATGAAACCTAGAGCAATGAAAAAGAAACCTATGATGCGTGGCGGCATGGCAGCTAAGAAAAAACCTATGATGCGTGGCGGTATGGCTAAAAATAGTAAAGCAAATATGATGCGTGGTGGAATGTCTAAGAAAAAATAAAGAACACTAAATTAGCATAAGGAAGCTGTATGCCCGATCTAACTAAGTCAAAATTTCATACACAAGGGTACACTATTGCATCTACTTCTGCAGATGCTAGTGCTACCACTGTGTATACTTGCCCTGCTAATTTCAGTGCTATTACTAGGTATTTACATATTAGCAACAGTTCCAACTCTACTAAGAAAGTGTACGTACAGTTCTACCATGCAGATGATAACGAGTATCATTACATAGCTAACGGACTTAGTATGTCAGGTCACTCTGTAGCTAATCTAGTTAATGGTGGATACTTTAACTTACACTCAGGTGATAAGATTATGGTATACGGTGAAACTACTAACACTATGGAAGTACTTGTTTCTGTAGAAGAGTATTTTGACCCGAACCGCACTTAATGCATAACGGGGTTGCAATCTTATCTATACTATGTTATAACTAAGTATGATATAACTATCTCTATAAGGGTAAGTAACTCTTATCTAAACATAAAGGAGATAGAATATGTTTAAACGGTTGTTCAGAAAAATACAAATTGCTCAACAAAAACGAACAGACTACCAAGTACTTACAATGTTAAGTGATAAAGAACTACATGATATAGGAATCAGTCGTGGTGAAATCAGGCAAAAAATCTACGGTTAATGCGGCAGGAAATTATACTAAGCCTACTATGCGCAAACGTCTTGTTGCATCCATTAAAGCAGGAACTAAAGGTGGGAAAGCAGGACAGTGGAGCGCACGTAAGGCACAAATGGTCGCAAAGCAATACAAAGCAAAGGGCGGGGGTTATAAATAATGGCCCTTGCTAAATCTCAAAAAAGTCTAAAAAGATGGACTAAACAAGATTGGAAGACTAAAAGCGGTAAGCCTAGTTCTAAAACAGGTGAACGTTATCTACCTGCAAAAGCTATTAAGTCACTTAGTGATAGTGAGTACGCTGCTACCTCTAAAGCAAAGCGTAAAGGCACTAAGGCAGGTAAACAGTTTGTAGCTCAACCTAAAAAGATAGCAAAGAAAACAGCTAGGTTTAGGAAAACATAAATGCATAAGTGGAAAATAGTACCACGCTTTATGATGCTAGTTATGACAGGTACATATGTACGTTGTATTGAGTGGGCTATAACACAACCAGATTTAACTACTCAGCAAAGTGCGCTTATTAGTGTTGTTACAGGTGCTATGACAGGAGTTTTTGCTGTGTGGTTAGGGAGTGAAAAATGATATTTGGATCAATAATAAATGCAATTGGTGGATTAGCTACTTCATACCTAGATGGTAAAGTAGCTGTTCAAAAAGCAAATGCTCAAATTAAACTAAAACAAGCTACTGGAGAACTTGATTGGGATATAGCTGCCATTCAAGGTACACATAATTCTTGGAAAGATGAATGGATTACTTTATTATTTTCTATTCCTTTAATCTTAGCATTTTGTGGAGATTGGGGTAATGGTATTGTGCAGCAAGGTTTCTCTTCTTTAGAAGAAATGCCAAAGTGGTATCAGTACTCTTTAGGTGGTATAGTTAGTGCCAGTATAGGTATCCGTTCTATAAGTAAGTTTTTTACAGGAAAGAAATAATATGTTTACTTTCTGGAAAGAAATACTTAGTAAAGAACCAAAAAACCCATCTGTTAATATACTAAAGAAAAAACCTACTATGTCAAAGTCTAAGTACAACTTATCTTCTAGGTCACTATCAAAGTTAGATGGTGTTGAAGATAATTTAGTTCGGGTAGTTAAAAAAGCTATACAGTTAACTAAAGTAGACTTTGGCGTTACTTGTGGTGTACGTACATACGCAGAACAAAAAAGGTTAGTAGCTTCAGGTGCTTCGCAAACTATGAAATCTAAACATCTTACAGGTAATGCTGTTGATGTAATGGCATACCTTAATGGTGCAGGTTCTTGGGATTTAAGTTTGTATGATGACATATGTGACGCTATGGCAGAAGCTGCTAGGCAAGAAGGTGTTGCTGTTAAGTGGGGAGCCGCTTGGAGTGAGGGTGATATTAGATATTATAAAGGTACTGCGCAAGAAGCAATGGATTCATACGTAGCTCTGCGTAGATCAGAAGGCCGTAGACCTTTTATTGATGGCCCACACTACGAATTAATTAGAGGATAATATGGCAAGAGAACTAACAGAACGTCAACAAAAGTTTTTAAATGTCCTTATGGATGAGGCAGGTGGTGATGTTAGTACTGCTAAAAAACTTGCTGGCTATTCAGAGAACACACCTAATCGTGAGATTACTAATAGTCTTAAAGAAGAGATTATTGATGTGACGCATAGTTATTTAGCACGTAATGTACCTAAAGCTGCAATGGCTATGGTTAGTGCTTTATACGATCCTACTGAGCTAGGTATTCGTGATAAGATGCAAGCAGCAAAAGAATTACTAGATCGTACTGGTTTAGTTAAAACTGAGAAGATGCAAGTAGAAACTAAAGGCGGTGTTATGTTAATGCCAGCTAAACAAACACAGGAAGAATATGACTAAGCCATTAGGTAAATGGAAATTACCTCAACCGACAGACCTACAAGAAGACAATGAATGGGTTCCTATCCCTCGTGTATCACGCACTATCCCATTTGGTTATGAAGTTAATCCAGAAGATGATGGAATACTCTTGCCAATTGATTACGAACTTGATATGCTTATGGAAGCTAAGAGATACTTAAAACAGTATTCTTATCGTGAAGTAGCAAACTGGCTGACACGAAACACGGGCAGAACTATATCACATGTAGGATTAAAGAAACGGTTAGATAATGAGCGAAGAAGAAAAAACAAAGCTGGAAGCCTACGCAGATGGGCAAACTATGCGAAAAAGGCAATCGCCAAAGCGGAAGAAATCGAAAACAATCGTATCGGCGCAAAAGCCAAAGACAAAGAAGCAGAAGAAGCTACCGCAGCCTGAAATAAATACTGCATATATTGAAGATATAGGTCCACAAGAAGAACAGTATAATGTAATCTTCAAACCTAATGATGGCCCTCAAACAGACTTTCTTGCAGCAGGTGAGCGTGAGGTGCTGTATGGCGGCTCTGCAGGGGGCGGTAAGAGCTACGCCATGTTAGCTGACCCTTTACGCTTTATGGGCCACTCAGCCTTCTCAGGATTGCTCCTACGACACACTACGGAAGAACTAAGAGAACTCATATTTAAATCTCAAGAAATGTACCCTAAGATATGGCCCGGTATTAAGTGGTCTGAACGTAAGATGCAATGGACAGCACCATCAGGGGCAAGGCTTTGGATGTCTTACTTAGATAGAGAAGATGATGTTTTACGCTATCAAGGTTTAGCGTTTAGTTGGATAGGCTTTGACGAACTTACTCAGTGGCCCACTCCTTTTGCTTGGAACTACATGCGCTCACGTTTACGATCTACTGCGCAAGACCTTCCAGTATATATGAGAGCTACTACTAACCCCGGAGGTAGAGGACATCACTGGGTTAAAAAAATGTTTATTGATCCTGCTGCGCATAACAAACCGTTTGATGCAACAGACATTGAAACAAGTGAAACATTACGTTACCCAGCGGGACATGCTAAAGCTGGAAAGGCATTATTCAAACGTAGATTTATACCTGCTCGTCTTTCTGATAATCCTTATTTAGCGGAACAAGGTGACTATGAAGCAATGCTTCTGTCATTACCCGAACAACAACGTAGGCAATTACTAGAGGGTGATTGGGATATTAAAGAAGGTGCAGCCTTCACAGAGTTTGATAGAAAGCTGCATGTAGTTGAACCTTTTTCAATCCCTAATAACTGGGTAAAATTTAGAGCTTGTGATTACGGATACGGCAGTAAATCAGGAGTAGTCTGGTTTGCTGTATCCCCTAATGAACAACTTATTGTATATAGAGAGTTGTACGTAAGTAAAGTACTAGCTACAGATTTAGCTGACATGGTTTTGAATTTAGAGGCAGAAGATGGAAATATTAAGTATGGTGTCCTTGATAGTTCTTTATGGCATAAGCGTGGTGATACTGGTCCTTCTTTGGCAGAACAGATGATTCAAAAAGGATGTCGTTGGCGTCCATCAGATAGATCAAAAGGCTCTCGTGTTGCTGGTAAAAACGAAATACATAGACGTTTACAGGTAGATGAGTTTACTACAGAACCAAGAATTGTATTTTTTAATAGTTGCGTGAATATTATTTCTCAATTACCCGCCCTACCTATAGATAAAAGAAACCCTGAAGATATTGATACTACCTCTGAAGACCACTTGTATGATGCATTAAGATATGGTATTATGTCAAGACCCCGCTTTAGTGTATTTGATTATGACCCACACGGTAGACCCTCTGGAAATATGAGAGTTGCAGATAGCACATTTGGATATTAAGGATAAATAAATGGCCGAAGAAAACGAAGGTTTTATTGAAGATGATGCGATTGTCTTAGAAGATATTGACAACGATGTGTCTGAAGATTATCAAACTGAAAAAATTATTCCATTTATTATGGAGAAATTCCATCGTGCTGAAGACTATCGTAGACAAGATGAAGAAAGATGGTTACGTTCTTATCGTAACTATCGTGGTATATATGGACCTGATATTCAATTTACAGAAGCAGAAAAATCTCGTGTATTTATTAAAGTAACTAAAACAAAAGTATTGGCTGCATATGGACAAATTGTAGATGTACTATTTGCTAATAATCGTTTTCCTCTTTCTATTGATCCTACAGAACTTCCTGATGGTGTAGTTGCAGATGTACACTTTGATCCTAAAGAGCCAGAAGAATTGCGTACAAATGAAATGGATGAAGTTGTTAGTCCTTATGGATATAGCGGCGATGGTAAAGAACTTCCTGCAGGTGCAACTGAAAAAACTTTAGCAGATATGCTTGGTCCTTTGAGTGATAAATTTGAGGGTATTGATAATGTAAAGGAAGGCGTAGGTAAAACTCCTAGTGCTATTACATTTAGTCCCGCAATGATTGCTGCTAAAAGAATGCAGAAAAAAATACATGATCAGTTAGAAGAGTCTAATGCATCTAAGCATTTACGTAGTACCTCTTTTGAAATGGCTTTATTTGGTACTGGCGTAATGAAAGGTCCATTTGCCGTAGATAAAGAATACCCTAACTGGGATGAAGAAGGTCAGTACTCTCCAGAATTTAAAACTGTTCCTCAAGTAAACCATGTATCTGTTTGGAACTTCTACCCAGACCCAGATGCAAATAATATGGATGAAGCACAGTTTGTAATAGAACGTCATAAACTATCTCGTACACAATTACGCAGTTTAAAGAAACGTCCTTTTTTTCGCTCTCAAGTAATTGATGAAGCTGTTAAACTTGGAGAAAATTATGATAAAGAATATTGGGAAGATGATTTAGCAGACTATGCACCAGAGCATGGAGTAGAACGTTTTGAAGTACTAGAGTATTGGGGCATGGTAGATACCGATATGCTAGAAGAACAGGGCGTGGATATTCCAGAAGAGTTACTTGCTATGGATGAACTGCAAGCTAATGTTTGGATATGTAATGGTAAGCTATTGCGTATGGTACTTAATCCATTTAAACCTGCTGCTATTCCTTATGTAGCGGCTCCTTATGAATTAAATCCTTATTCTTTCTTTGGTGTAGGTATTGCTGAAAATATGGATGATACTCAAACATTAATGAATGGCTTTATGCGAATGGCTGTTGACAATGCTGTATTATCTGGTAATCTTTTAATCGAAGTTGATGAAACTAACCTAGTTCCGGGGCAAGACCTGTCAGTATATCCCGGCAAAGTATTTAGGAGGCAAGGTGGAGCGCCGGGACAAGCTATCTTTGGCACTAAGTTTCCAAATGTTTCTGGGGAAAATATGCAGCTTTTTGATAAGGCAAGAGTTTTAGCTGATGAATCAACTGGCTTCCCATCTTTTGCGCATGGTCAAACGGGCGTGTCTGGTGTAGGTCGTACTGCCTCTGGTATTAGTATGCTTATGGGTGCGGCTAGTGGCGGTATAAAAAATGTAATTAAAAATGTAGATGACTACTTACTGCGTCCTTTAGGCGAAGGTCTATTTAGATTTAATATGCAGTTTAATTTTAATCCAGAGCTACGGGGTGATCTTGAAGTTAAAGCTCGTGGCACAGAAAGTTTAATGGCTAATGAAGTACGTAGTCAACGTTTAATGCAGTTTATGCAAATTGCTAGTAGTCCAACACTTGCACCTTTTGCAAAATTCCCGTATATTATTAGAGAGATTGCAAAATCTCTAGAGCTTGATCCTGAGAAAGTTACTAACAACATGGATGAAGCGGCAATTCAAGCGGAGCTTATGAAACAGTTTAAACAAGAACAGCCACAACCAGAAGGTCAGCCAGCACCAGCAGGTGCAGATGCAATGGACCCAACAGGTGCTGGTGGTGGTAACATAGGAACTGGACAAGCCCCGACACCAAATGAAGAAGGATTTACTGGAAATGCACAAGGAGCAGTTGAGCAAACTGAAGGCACTGGTGAGCAACCACCCTCAATGGAACAACTTCAATGAGTATATTGAATTATTAATAGAAGATCATCGTAGGACAATGGAACAAACAGAAGAACTTAAAAATATGTATAGGGCGCAAGGTGCTATATATCAATTACGTAGGCTACAATTATTACGGGATGAGGTATTAAAAAATGGGTCTTCTTAATATGGGTGGAGTAGTAGGTAAAGATACAGGTAGACGTACACAAGAAGATCGTAAAGTATATGAAACATCTGAGGGTGAATTAGTATCTGAACAATCTACTACCTTTAAATACAAAGGTAGATACGTTAATGTACCCTCTATACATAATGGTTATTCATATGATGATAACACATTAAAATTAATGTTAGATGAAGATTTTATTAAGCCCACAAGTATCCATGATACATTAGAAGAAGCTATAGAAGCTGCTAAAAAACATAGTGATAATTTAGATTTTAATAAAGGTGGAACTCTGATGATGAATAGCCCAGATCAAGAATTTGCTAAAGGTGGCCTTAAAGATGAAGGTGGTGAAATAGATTCTGTGTCAGGTAATGAAGTACCTGTAGGCGGCACTAAAAAAGGTGTGCGTGATGATATTGATGTAAACATGAGTGAAGGTGAATTTGTATTTCCTGAAGATGTTACACGGTATCACGGTCTTGAGAAGTTAATGAATTTACGTCAAGAAGCAAAGGCTGGCTTACAACGTATGAATCAAATGGGTATGATGGGTAACTCAGATGAAGCTACCCTACCAGATGATATGCCTTTTAGTTTATCTGATCTTATGGTTGTTAGTATTGGAGAAGATGGAGAAGAAAAAGAATTAAACGATGAAGAACTAAACATGGCTGTAGGTGGACTTACTACTTTAGATGGTAGTGCAACAACTACTAGAACAGATTCGGGTGTTACCAGAACTGGTAATTCTACAGACGATAGGTTCGTAGACCCAAGAGATCGTATGGTATCAGATGAACCTCAAGTAACAAACAATAAAAAATCCAGCACTGTTGATTATAATATAGAAGAAGTCTTGGGTGAAGCCTCTTTAACATTTGTAGAGTATCGTAATGATTCGGATGAATCAATGACTATTCCACATATTGGTGGAAATCCTGTACATGATATTCCTGAAGGGTACACAAAGTATAATCCTAATGCCACACAAGAAAAAGCTATAAACGAAGGAGATGATTTAACAGCAGCAAGAATGTCACAAGAATTTCGTACAGGAGATGATCGTGTAGGAACAACAGGCAATGCTGCTATTGATGATCCAAGCTCTGTAGAACCTAGAGTTGCTATGGAAGATTTAAATGATGCTGACTATGTTAATAGAGCAAAACAAAATACAGGAGTTGGTAGATACATTGCTCAAGCTATTGCCTTTGCTATAAACCCTATAGCTGGTATGGTTACTAAAGGTCTTATGAGAAGAAACGATGCTAAAACTTTAGCAGGATTAAAAGCAAGGTACGCTAAAGTAACTGACCCTGTATTAAAAGAACAATATGAAGCACAGATAGTAGAATATGAAAATGAAGAGGTTGGTAATTTTTCAAGTGTTGTAGATAATGTACTTGATAAAGTAGCTGGTGCATTTGGTTTTGAAAAAAATATAATTAACACAGCTAAAAAAGCAAATGCTGTAAGTAGTACTGTGCCAGTTAATGACATAATTGATGATAAGAATATAGTTAAACCTAAATCAACGGCTGTAGCTGCTATAGATAAAGCTGTCGTGTCACCATATACAGAATCACTAAGAGTTGCTGTATCTGGTGATGTACAAAGTCAAGTTCCTACTTCACTTAGGCCACAAGCACGTCCTTTGGCTACAGACCCGTATGCTCCTATTCCAAGAGAAGAAATCTTTAACCCTGCAGTAGTAAATAAAATAAAAACAGTAGATAAAGTATTTGATAAAAAATATGATCCTCAATTTGCGCAACTTCAAAATATTTACTCAGTACCTGATTCACCAGTAACACCTGAAACTCGAGGAGCTATCCGTAATCCCGGTGTAGAAGACACTGATGTAAGTCGTACTTCACCTCAATTAAATGCGCCTATGCCAAATATTTTATCTGATGTAAAAGATACAGGAATGGATGAAGCTACTGCACAAGCGGCAGTTGCAAATGCTGGAACAGGTAGTTTTTCCCTAGATAGACCTACGTCATTTGATCCGAAAGATGATAGGTATGTAGACCCCATAGCTTCATACACTACAGGTACTGCATCTATTGATCCGTTTAAGTCTATCGCAGATCAAAGAATACCTCCTGCGGGAATAACCTACGCAGAACAACCTACAGAGCAACAAGTTGTAGATACTGCTAGTGAAACAGCAAAAGTGCAAAGTTTACTATCTGAAGAAAAAACTCCTGAAGTTACGTATGATCCTTTTGGCGATGTAGTAAGTACCTCTACTATACCAGACAAAGCTGCAGAATCATTAAGAAAAGCTGTTACAGCTAATTATGGCCCTCCTAGTGTTTCAGCTACTAAAGCAAAAACTACTGCTACTGAAGAGTCTAATCTTATTTCACCAGCAACTCCTGAAACAACAGGTACAGTAACTCCTGAAACAACAGGTACAGTAACTCCCGAAAGAACAGGTACGGTAACTTCCGAAAGAACAGGTAGGATAACTCCTGAAACAGTAACTCCTGTTGAAGAAAGAACAACAAGAAATACTAGAGGAGGTGTTGCTTCTACAGGCCGTAGCGAATCTGAAATACAAAGAGATATTAATTCAGAACTTGCAGATGGTACATGGACAGATAGGGCAAGTGCGTTAGTAAGAGAAAGAGATAGTGCTAGAGCTAACCAAGGTGGGCAAGCTGAAGCAGCTACTTCAAAATCAACATATGATGATGCAGGTAAATCTGGCAGCAAAGGTAATGCAAATGCAGGAAGTACTAATGCAGGTGGTTATGATTCTAGTGGTAAGTCAGGCCGTGAAGGAACTTATAGAAAAGGTGGTCTAGCTACTAAACCTAAAGCTAAAACAAAAAATAAAAAGAAGTTAGGAAAAACAAATCCTAAAAGACGTGGACTAGCTACACGATAAACTAGTTAGATACGCTGGCTACTAATCCCCCATCCAACATGGCTACGGTTGCCCCAGACGTTAAGGAAGTAATATGTCAGAAATTATGGCAGAAGAAATGCAGACACCAAAGAAAGTTGCGTTTGCTAATCGTAAGTACACTAATGAAGAAAAGTTACAAAAAGAAGAAAAAGAACTAGAAGAACTTATAGCTGAACAAAAGGGTGAAGATCAATCTCAAGAAGTTGAACCAAAGGGCGCAGAAGAAAAGTCATTTAAAAAACGTTATGGTGATCTTAGACGCCACATGCAAGAAAAAGAAACTGAATGGAATACTAAGTTTAATAGTATACAAAGTCAGTTAGTAGATGCTACTAAAAAAGAAATGAAGCTACCTTCTTCTGATGAAGAACTAGATGCATGGATGCAAAAGTATCCCGATGTGTCTAAGATAGTAGAAACAATTGCTATTAAAAAAGCTCGTGAACAATCTAGTGATTTAGAAGAACGTGTAAAAGCAGTAGACGAAATGCGTGAAAATGCTGTTCGTGAAAAAGCTGAAGCTGAACTAATGAAATTGCATCCTGACTTTGACGATATTCGTGATAGTGATGCATTCCATGAATGGGCTGATGAACAGCCTAAGTGGGTGCAAGACGCATTATATGAAAATAATAATGATGCTCGTTCTGCAGGTCGTGCAATTGATTTGTATAAATCAGATATGGATATTAAACCTACAAAAGCTAAAGATAATAGTGCTGCCGCACGTTCTGTTAATACACGTAACACACGTAGCAAACCAGACAGCAATAGTAAATCAGGAACAATTACAGAATCATCTGTAAGTAGAATGTCTCCTCAAGAATACGAAAAACGTTCTGATGAGATTATGGAAGCTATTAGGGCAGGTAAATTTATTTATGATGTTTCTGGTAGCGCACGTTAAAAAGAGGTTGACATACCAGTTATTTATGATATAACTATATGTACAATAGCTATATTGGTACGGCCCTGTTAGTTAATACCTACAGTTACCCGTACTAATATATAACTAAACTATACGCAAACAACAATATACGCTTTCAGACAACCTAATGTCTCATGGCCCGTTTATACTGCAAAGTATGATTGATCATTTTACTTTACAACGTAAACGCACCCTAGTAGACTTAGCCTCTATATAAGTCATTAGTCGTTTGCATCTGTGATTTAATGCTAGGAGAAATTATAATGGCATTTACATCCGCCGCTGGATACGGCAATTTACCAAATGGTAACTTTTCGCCAGTAATTTATAGCAAACAGGTGCAACTTGCTTTTCGCAAAGCATCAATCTGTGAAGCTATCACTAACTCTGATTATTTCGGAGAAATCGCTGCAATGGGCGACTCAGTTAAAATTATTAAAGAACCTGAGATCACTGTTAAGGCATACGAGCGTGGCACAACTATCACACCACAAGACCTTGACGATGAAGATTTTTCATTAACAATTGACAAAGCTAACTATTTTGCTTTCAAGGTTGACGATATTGAGGAAGCCCATTCACATGTAAACTTCCAAAGTCTCGCAAGTGATCGTGCTGCTTATCGTTTGTCAGATCAGTTTGACCAAGATGTTCTTGGCTACTTAACTGGTTTCAAACAATCTGCAATCCACGGTACACCAAATACAGTAAATGATATTGTCAATGGCACAAATGCTATTGGTTCAACTACTGATGAATTGCTTGCTTCAATGAAACTTGACGCAGCAGCATTTGGTGGATCAGCAGGTGACGCACTTGCCCTACAGCCNCGTGCTGGTGGTGCAACTGACACTACTCCTGCTGTTGGTGATACATTTCCATTGACTGTGATTGCACGTATGTCTCGTCTTCTTGACCAGCAAAACGTGGACTCACAAGGTCGTTGGCTTGTTGTTGACCCAGTATTCATGGAACTTCTAAAAGATGAAGATTCACGTTTGTTTAATGCTGACTTTGGCGGTGCTGGTTTACAGAACGGTCAAGTTGGAACAAACATTCATGGTTTCCGTGTATACCAATCAAACAACCTACCATCCGTTGGTACAGGTCCGTCCTTTACAGGAGCGAACTCTGCTATTAACTATGGTATGATTGTTGCAGGACACGATTCAGCCGTTGCAACTGCAGAGCAGATCAACAAAACTGAAACATACCGTGATCCAGATTCATTCGCTGACATTGTTCGGGGTATGCATCTATATGGTCGCAAGATTCTTCGCCCAGAAGCACTTGTGAACGCTAAGTATCACTTGGCATAAGGGAGGATTAAAACATGGCTAATGTAACTACATTTCTTAAAGCTGCGTCTGGTAACTCCCAACGTGGTCGTAACGTCTTCATGGTTGAAAATACAATCAACCTTGTAGGCTCTGCTATCAACCCATCTACCCCTGATACAGCAGAGGCACTTACACTTCCAGCAGGATGTAAAGTAATGGCCGCTGGTGTTGAAGTTGTTGAAAGTGCAACTATGAATACTGGTACAAATGCTACCGTATCTCTTGGTTTTACTGGCGGTGACGTTGATGAGTTTGTTGCAACCTTTGACATTGATGGTGCTGCTGACGGTGCTTATGCACCTGAAATTGCAATTGATGGTACAACTGTTGCTACGGCTGATGATACTATTGATCTGCTGTTTGCAGGTAGTGGTGCATCCTTTACTGCAGGTAAACTTCGTGTTTATGCGGTAATGATGGACGTAAGCTCACAAGGCGATATGTCTGCTGATGAAGCGGTTCGTGACGAACTTGCGTAATTAAACTTTTAGGGGCTGCTTTATAGTGGCCCCTTTACACTATTTTAAGGGAACATAATGGCGTATAATTATTTAGGTCTTACAAACGAAGTTTTAGCTAGGTTTAATGAAGTAGTTTTAACTGAATCTGGCTTTGTAGCCTCTCGTGGGTTTCAAACTCAGTGTAAGAATGCTGTAAATGATGCCATTAATTATATTAATACTCGTGAGTATAGCTGGCCTTACAACCATGCAACAAAAACAGAAATACTTGTGTCTGGAACAACTAGATATGATATACCTGCCACAGCTAAACATGTAGATTATGATACATTTAGAATGGTTAAAGATTCTTCTTTAGGTTGTCAAGGTAGCTCACTTACTATCATAGATTATAAAGACTATTTAAACAGTCGGATTGAACAAGAAGATACGAATGATGTAGGTAGTGTACCTACTCATGTATTTAGAACTCCAGATAATAATTTTGGTTTATACCCTTACCCAAATAAAACATACTCTTTAAAATATGAATACTATGTATATACAGTTGCATTAAGTGCAGCAGCAGATATACCTACAATACCTGAACAGTACCGTCAAGTAATTGTAGATGGGGCTACAGCGTTTGGTTATCAATACCGAGGTGAAAGCTCTGAATATCAATTAAACTTTATGCGGCTAGAGCAAGGCATTAAAAGTATGCAAAGTCTTTTAGCTAATAGAACTGACTACATTAGATCAACAGTACTTTATAGAAACTCTTTTGGAAGATCAATAGTATAAATGGCAGATGAATCACGTTTAAATCCTTTTGTGTTTCCACTACAAGGCGGTTTAGTTCTTGACCGTTCTACGTTTGCTATGGAAGCGGGAATGGCTATTGAGTTAGAAAACTTTGAGCCTGACATTGGGGGTGGCTATAGACGCATCAATGGCTTCGAGAAGTGGAATACTAACATAGTTCCGCAAACAGCTGGTGCTACTGAGCCTGTATTAATGTCTGTGTACTTTTCAGGTAATAGTAAAGTAATTGCCGCTAGAGGTACAAGTGTTTACGAGGCAGCTAGTGGTAGTGGTTCTTGGACAAGCATTGATAGTGGCAGAACTAGTGCCATACGTTATTCTTTTGACAGATACAACTTAGCTGGTACAGAAACTATTGTGTGGGCTGATGGTGCTAATAATGCTACTAAGTATGACGGTACAACAGTAACGGACCTTAATGCTACAGGTGCGCCAGCTAACCCTAAGTTTGTAAAACATTTTAAAAATGCTTTGTTCTTTGCAGGTATGTCATCTTCACCAGAAGAAGTTATATTTACTGCACCATACACAGATAATGATTTTAGTGCAGCTAATGGTGCGGGTTCAATACGAGTAGATAGTAAAATTACTGCGTTATTTCCATTTCGTGATACACTTTATATTTTTGCAGAAGAACGCATTTATAAACTTGTAGGAAATACTATTGCAGATTTTGTAATGCAACCTGTTACAAGAGACATTGGTTGCCTTAATGGTTTTACTATACAGGAAGTTGCTGGTGAAATAATATTTTTAGGTAAGGATGGTTTAAGAACTGTTGCTGGTACTGAACGAATTGGTGATGTTGAACTTGGTACAATTAGTAGCCCTATTAAATCGTTGTTTGAAGGTGAAGTTGACGTTGATGATTTTAACAGTCTAGTTATACCAGATAAAACTCAATATCGTATTTTCTTTTCTAAACCTAATAGTGAAACAGAAGCTACAACTAGTGGAGTTATTGCCGTAAGAAAAGCACAAGGATATGAGTTTGCTAAGTTAAGAGGTATACAACCAGCAAGCACAGATTCTACAAGTGTTCAAGGCAATACTTTTGTACTGCATGGTGGATATGATGGTTACGTATACCAACAAGAAAAAACAAATAAATTTAATGCTACTAATATTATAGGACGTTACCGTAGTCCAGACATTACTGCAGGTGATGCAGGTATACGTAAAGCATTCCAAAGAGTTATTATTAACTATGCACCAACTGGTATAGTAAACTCTGATTTGTTTTTGCGTTATGATTATGAAGACCCTAATGCACCTAGACCAGCAGCTTATCCTTTTGACTCTACAAAGGTTGTAGCTATCTACGGGACTTCATCTTATGGAACTGCTACGTATGGTGGTCAAACAAACCCATTAATAAGACAACCAGTAGAAGGATCAGGTTTTGCTGTAGCACTTCGTGTGGTTGATAACGGAGAATCCTCACCATACTCACTAAAGGGTTTCCAGCTAGAATTTGATG